GCCACCTTTTAAGGCAGCTTTAAAGTCGTCTACTCTAAGAATAGCCATGTTTTATTTCTCCTTCAGTGCTACTTATACTGTTCCAACGACTTCTTCGAAGTCAACACCGGATCTCACAGCTACAAAATTTAGTGTAATGTAGTTGATTGAGCGGGCTGGCTTGATGAAGACGCTAGCAACAAATTCGTTTCTGTCTATAACTGCAGGAGTATTGTTTGTTTCGTCGCAAACAACACGGAAATCAGTGATACCACGAGCACCTTGGATTTCTCTCAAGAATGGTTCGACAATACCAGCAAATTCTGAACGAGTAAACTCGTCATTGAATTCGAAGATTACTGATTTTGCTGCTTCAGCAATAGATCTTTCGATTGTCAAGAACAATCTACGAACGTTAATACGATCGAATGCAGATGGTCTTGATAGGTGAGTCTTATCACCATATAGCAGGATACCTTGTCCTGGAATATTGGAGATAGGGTTGATACCTGCTTTATACAGTGTATCTCTGTTTGATTTGTTTGCGGCATATGCAAGTGATGTTACACCCAAATATTGACCACGACGTGTACCTGCTGGTGAGAACCAAGGTGCAGCATTCACTGATGTCGCTGCCATTAGACCAGCTGTTGAAGAAGCAGCAGGAATATGGATGTATTGATCGTTGTACTTGTCATACACTTTCAAGTAGTTGCCGTCAACAATTAAGTATGAAGAGCGAGTAAAGTTAGCTGCTCCTGATACGATGTCTGTTACTTCAGAACCGTTGTTATTAATAACAGCTGCTCTGTTTGGCGAAGTAACCGCAACACAATCTTTACGTGTTGAGCTTGCGATTGCAACAAGATCATTTACTACAGTTGTTTGGTCTGTAGAAGATGACATACCTGGTGCAATAAGGAAATCAACTGTTACAGTGTTTGTATCTTCGAAAAGATCGAAACCTGTTAAGACTTCAGCTGTTCCAAGTGCAGAGCCATTGTTACCGTTTACAAGTGATGTATCACCTGTTGCAACAGTACCAATCGCAAACACATATTGTGAACCATTGTTGATGACGTTATTAACGTAGTTTGTAGATCCATCTGCATTCTTAGCTGTTGAAGCTGTTCCTACAAATGAATACTTTTCGAGGACTTCGCCTGCTGTGCCTGTGATGTCTCCGTCTTGGTCTACAACTACAACATGCAATTCGTTTGAATCTGGTGCTGCGTCAAACTCGTTGACGTATGTCCAGTTATCAAAGTCTGAATCGCCTGCTGATTGACCGACTACAGAAACTTTCAAGCTGTTGCCTAAAGCACCTGCATAACGTGCCACCCATGTGTGACCGTCTGAGTCAAGTGCGGCTTCTTGTGATTCGAAGTCGTCGTAATTTTTTACGAGTGGTGCAGAAGCGCCATTATCTGAATCGTAGGCGTTTGCTGCTGATGATCCCAATTCTCTGACCACGTACAAATCTGAAGAGTATCTTAGGTAGTACGCGGCTGAATGGAAATCAATAGTGTTTGACGTAGATGGGGCGCCAAACGTAGATACGAGTCCAGTTTCGTCTGCAACGAGAGTAACTTCTTCTGCAGGTCCCCAATTAAAATTACCGACATAAGCACCTGCTGGTGTGGTAATTCCTGGGACTACTGCAGTTAAGTCAATCTCTTTGATTACTACTGCTGGAGACGCTGATGGATTTAATGCCATTGTCTCTTCCTTTTCCATTGAAGCAATTATAAGTTAAACATAATACGAATATTCAATTATAGCTATTTATAATTTTTTAAAAGTCCAAATAATCTTCATACTGGACCTGCCACGGGTCTTCTTTTTGCTCTACAATTTCATCAATACCATCATCGAAGAAGCCAAATGGAAGTACATCACGTTCAATCTCTTCCATCCTTTGTTCAAACATCATTTGTTTGATGTTAATATCAGTAAGCTCACCAAAGTATGATGTTCCAATAAAGTAACCAAATAAAACAAGATTCATCATTAAGTCATCATGGTTACCATCGGACGCTTCATATGATTGTCCCTTTGCTACAAAGGTTGAGATTTCTAAGATAGTGTCTTCATCTACAATGTCTAGTTTATTTTCTTCTAATAAGTCTTTTACGCCAGAACATCCAATACGTTTTACTTTACGTGTCATGTTAATGCCTAATGAATCTGCTTTAATTGTAGATTCAACAAACATGTTTTCATATTCTAAATCGTGATAAAGTCCATTACACACAACTTGACCAGCATCATTTGATTCTACAACAGCCATAGCTTCATTGTAGACTTTTCCAATTTTATAAATAATATTTGGGAAGAGCAAAGGCGAGATAAGGTTATTGCGATAAACAGCAACCTGTTTAAAAGGCCTAGTGCTAATATCGATCACATTAAATGTAGAGTAGTCCTGACCTCTTCCCTTCGCAACATCAACCATCATCACATATTGATGTTTTGGATGAGCTTCTTCATATATCAATACACCTTCCTTAGTAACATGTAATGGATCTTTACGTCTTAAACTAAGAAGCGTATCAGCTGCGATGAGAGTATCGCCAGTACCAAAGAACGTGTTACCAAATTCTTGATCAAATTGTAATTGAGAAGTGTTGGCAATTGTTTCTTCTTTCCACTTCTCATCACGGCCTGGAACATCCCACCAATCAACTCTAAACGACTTGTATTCATTGGTGCCTTGTACAGCACCTTCCCATATCTTATGGAAAATATTACCAATACCATTTGCGGTAGAAGTAATAATAACCTTTGTATCTTTACCAGATGAAACAACCGGATATGTTGAAGTATAGAATTCTGTAGCTCTTTCAACAAAAGCAAATTCGTCGAGGTAAAGTAAATTTACAGACATACCACGAATAGAGGATCCTGATGTTGAGGACGAAACTATTCTAGAGTTATTACTAAACTCGATCGAGCTTTTATTGACCGACTTACACCCTGGCTGTAGAAAGAAAGGAAGATTCTCGAGCATTAGAGTGACTCTGCCAACCATCTCTCGAGCGGTTTGACCTTTGTTGGCAAGTACTGCAATTGTTTGTTCTGAATTAAAACATGCATACCATAGAAGATACGCTACCGAAGAAATAGATTTACCAGACTGACGACAAGCAAGAACAATATTAAATCTGTTTGAATTAAATTGTTCAAACATTTTTTCTTGGTATTGATATAGTTCGAATGGAACAAGACCACGATCCAGCGAAATTACTTTACAATAATTCTTTGCAAAGTATACTGGATCGTTCATGCATTTGGCGTATTCAGCAACCTCTTCGTTTGTCCACTCTTGAGAAACACCATCTTTTTTGATGTTTGGGTTGCCTAGATAACTTTCATTCGTTATTGTCATCTTTGATTCTGCTTGTTATATCAATTACATTATCTTGTGGCAAGCCATCTCTGACATCTTTCAACATTCTTTGAAGCTCGGTCGTAGAGCCGACAAATAAGTTATTTGTAGTAGCAGTTGATCCTATTGCTTTTGGATCTGGTCTATCATATTCTTTTTTCTTTTTATGTAAAGCAATGAGATCGCCATTAATATCGGCAATAGACTTAAGCATTGTCGATAGAACCTCAAAAGCTCGAGGATGCTCAGACATTCTAGCTACTTCCATCATATCATCAAGGGCGTCTTGTCCTTTTACGATAAGATCATGATAGTTTTGTCTGGCTAATTCAAAATCATTCTTTGCTTTTTCATCCGAATCATTCATAATAGGTCTCAATGTCAATATTAAATCCATAATCACTATCAGGGCTCACATCACTTGGATCCGTCGTCACGGTAATTGTTTCAACCTTAGAGTCAGAATCACCCATAAGATATAGTTCCGTGATAGCATCGGTAATAAGACCTTTATCAGATATAGGTCCATAGAAATTTATACGCATTTCAAACTCAATAGAATAGATGATCGTTCTTCTCTGTTCTACAGTACCTTCAAAATCATCTGTAAATGTGACAGCTTGGATTGTAATTGGAACATCTTCTACAACATCACTATGATCTGAGAATGGTTTAATTGATAACGTATATTGTGGATTGAAGTATGGTATAATTTGCTCTACAACTTGTAAAGCATCGTCTTGAGTTTTAGAATAAACATTTAATTGGAATGAAACTAAATATGGTGCAGGTGAAAAGAACTTGGTTGCTTCGGTGTTTGAAGCCGTTCTACGGAAATTATTTGTTTTTGGTAATTTTCTTTCAGCATCATATTGTAATGACGTAATTTCAAATGACATACGAGGTAACTTAATTGCTACCTTTGTATCATTATCTAAGTCTGGATTCTCACGGATTCTTTCAAGATATTTTTCTTTTGGTGCATAGGCTAATGGTACTTTCACCTGACTAATAACATCACCAGCAGCATCTTTACGAAGCACATATATGTTATTAAAAAGTGAACCAAACGTGGCCACAGTCTTTCTTAATCTTTGATGATAAAAATAACTAAACATTATTTCATTAACCTTTTAACAGTGGCCAAAGCTTTTTTACCATCCGGATGATTAGGATTAATGCTCACCTCATCACCATTTACGAAATCAGATATATTAGCAGCTTTACCTAATGCAGAAATAGCTTTATGCAATGGATCTTTTGAATCATACTTACGTTCAAATCCCGGTTTGCCTCTTAACTCTACCCATTTCTTATCACCTTTTTCCCACATCTTCAAAACATCTTGATCTTTACCACGAATAAGCTTAAGCTTTATTCCTTCGGATATGTATAGCTTAAAACTTTTCATTAGCTAGGATCTCCGAATGGATTTGATTCAGAGAAGTCAAGGAAATCTACACCGTCAAAATCAGTGTTTTGTTCATTATTTGAAATTTGATTTACTTCTTCACCGACTGACGCAACGGTTGCTTTTGAATAGAGTGGTGTTGGTGCATCTGCAGAATCAAGGTTAGTTGTACCAATCACGAGTAAGTCTGGAACAAAGCTATGGAACTTACCATCATCTGCTCCAACATGAATAAGTTTCAATACATTATCTGAATCTGACCAATGAGAAACCTCACCGGACATAACAACGCCAGAAGATAGTGTTTGATTAATTGTTTCACCAATCGTAAATCCATCACCGGCACTATCAAGATTCAAGATATATTGATATGCGTAATCTCTTTCAATATCATCAATTGCTGCAATATCGGTGTCAAAGTCTTCATCATTATATTCAAACAATTCACAACGTAGTTGATAAGTTGGTAGGTTACTAATTTGATAGAATGGCTGCTCATGCTCGACATGCATGATTTGAAACATCGAGTTTGAAAGTGGCAACCAAATTAAGTCGCCTTCTCTTGGACGAATCGAATTAATTTCATTATCAAACTGTGCTACAGTTGCTGACCATCTTCTACGTGCTACAATAAACGTAGCGGCATCTCTAATCTCCACACCAAACTTTGTAAACAGGTCACCTTCACCTTCAAAGCCATCAGTGTTTGTGATATACATTTCAACTTTATAAGCATTACTAAATGTTGAAGGTACATCTTCATTTAAGATTCTATCTTCGTTTACGATTTCTCTTGGTAAATAATAAACATCTTGTCCATACATCTTCAGAGACTCTATGACAATATCTTCATAAAGTTTCTGTTCTGCTCTGACTTTTTGGCTGAAGTATGGATTAGTTGCCATTGTTTATCCTATGAAGAAATCTACTGGAAGTTCCTGCTCTAAACGAATTCTTTCTTGAAGTTTTTCGATGTCTGCCATAGCATCTTCATAGAGTTGTCTGCCATTAATTGTAACACCACCTGGCAACTGCATACCTTCAAACTTAATAAGGTTTTGTCCCCATTGCAATTTAAAGAGTGCGGTGGTATAATCTTTAATGAACATGTCGTTATAGACTGAAGTATGTGAATTAGGATCTACAATTTGAAGAGCTTCGACAATAATGTAATCGTCTTCTTTAATATCCTTATCTTCAAAATCTCCATGAATATAAAGTCTTCCTTGTCTTCTTGAGAAATTAACTTGTGGCGTACCATTTAATTTCATATCAAGAAGTGATAAGTATTGTTGCATTTGATCGTAATATGCAAGATCACCCGCAAAGTTTTGTAGATCTGCAATATCGTTTAACATCATTTGATACTTAATATCAAAGAAATTCATTGCGTTATTAAATGATGTCGAAACGGGAAAGAGTCTTTTTACAAAAATAACTGAACTTGGAATATCGATATATTCATTTGTAACATCAGCTGCAGTGACTTGATGCTTAATATATGTCTTTACAGTTGCATCTGCATGAAATTCTTGATAGTACTGAAGTGCTTCATCTAAGCGATCTTCAAGCTGGTCTGGGTCAACATTCACTTCAATCACTGGCTCGCCAAGACGACGAAGGCAATGATCAATCAGTGTAGATCTTGAGTTTGGAGCTGCCATACTGTTTTCCTTTTATTCAGTACTATTTATATATTATTTATGCTGCATCAATCACTGCTTGAGGTGTAGCATCAATTACTGCTTGAGCAGCTGCTCGTTCTTCATTGTCTTTGGTGATAAGTGGGTTTGGTACTTCAACTACAGTAGCTTCACCATCAGAATCAAATTGTGTTTCTGTTACAGTCGCTGGAAGTGGTTCAATTGCCGTAACAGTGATTACTTCAACCTGTTCATAGATTGGAGAACCATCCGAATCGTATTGAAGTTGTCCATCAGAATCTGTTAGTTGGATTGGGCTATCCTGCATTTCAGTTACTTGTTCTCTTCCATCAGCTAAAACATATTGTGCTAATTTTTCAATTGCATTTGTATATGCTACTAGTTGTTGGTTGAACTGCTTTTCGTCTGCCGCTGCTTGTAGTTCAGCTGGAATTTCACCGTCGAAACAGGCTGCACCTTCTGCAATGATTGCGTCTAGGACTTCCTGATAGTGGCGGTTTGCAGGGTCTAGGGGTATCCAGTGGTTGTGGGTTTGGCAGTAGATGTTG